TCGATTCTTAGTTGATGAAAATTTAGAAAATTATATGGCAATACATAATTGGTTAACAGGACTTGGATATCCAGAAACAACAGAGCAGTTTAAAAAGGCAACAACAGACACAGAAGGATTGAGAGATAAAGAAATAGTTTTTAGTGATGGTAATTTACATATACTGAATAGTAATTTTAATACAACTGCGATTGTTAAGTTTTTTGACTTATTTCCAATTAGTTTATCTTCATTAGAATTTGAAGCTACAGATACAGATGTCAATTACTTTACAGCAGATGCAATTTTTAAGTATACAGTGTATAATATAGTTAAACCTGACGGAAGAACTCCCTTATGACACTTGATGAAATTCAGGATATGTGGAAGCGTGATGCTGTTATAGATCCTGATAACCTACATGATGAATCTTTAAAAATACCTCAACTACACTCAAAATATTATACTGTATACAATACAATTACTTTGATGCGTGAAAAGGCAAGAGATCAAAAATCTAAAATAAAATTAGAAAGATATAATTACTACACAGGAAAGGCAGATCCAGAAGTTTATGAAAAAGATCCATTTCCGTATAAGGTAAGAGAAAAGGATGCCATACAAAGGCACCTAGATGCCGATGAGAGGTTATCAACCATTGATTTAAAGATAAGATACCATGATACTACTCTTAAGTTTCTAGAAGAAATTATACGTTCCATATCAAATCGTACATATCAAATTAAAAATGCTATTGAGTGGCATCGTTTTCAATCTGGATTTTCATGATTAAAGAACTAGTTAAATCAGAAAATCAATTACTTCATCATCGAATTGATTCTTGTAGTTATAATTTAGATCGTCAATTTTTATCTAAAACATTAATTGACAGTATGATTCATCATGAGGGTATTGGATTATCGGCAAATCAAATTGGTATTTCGGAAAGAGTGTTTGCAATGATAAGAGATTTAGAAAATCATGAAGTTATTGTATGTTTCAATCCTCGTATTCTCAAATCTTATACAGAAGAAGTTGAAATGGAAGAAGGATGTTTATCCTATCCAAACATTTTTTTAAAAATTAAAAGACCAGATAAAATTATTGTAAAATATGAAGATGAATATAAAAAAACTCATAAAATTAAGTTGCAGGGACTCGCATCAAGGGTATTTCAACATGAATATGATCATATGGAAGGTATAGATTTTACTCAAAGAGTCAAGCATAAATAACTAAAATGATGGAGATGTCATGTCTCATTTGGTTATATCAAAAAAGAATGAGGTTTTTCTAAAGATAAATTCAGAACCTCATATTTACTATGAGTTATCTGATCAATTTACTTTTGATATTCCAAATGCAAAGTTTTCACCAGCATATAAAAAGAAATTTTGGGATGGTAAAATAAGATTATTTAATACACAGAAGGGAGAAATATACGTAGGATTATTGGATAGAATTATTCAATTTTGTAAAGATCATAGTTATACATACGAATTTTTAGAGAGCGAATACTATGGACTTCCCTTTGAGGTAAATGATTTTATTTCATTAGAGGGTGTTAAAGATTATATGAATTTAATATCTAAATATCGACCCAGAGATTATCAGATACATGGAGTATACGACGCCTTAAGACATAATAGAAAATTATTGATATCTCCGACTGCATCAGGAAAGTCTCTGATGATATATTCGATTGTGAGATACTATGTTGGTAACGAGAAAAATATTTTGATAGTCGTTCCGACGACATCGTTAGTAGAACAGATGTATAAAGATTTCGCAGATTATGGTTGGGACGTTGGTTCATTTTGCCATAAAATTTATGCTGGTAAAGAGAGAGATACAGACTCTCAAGTTATCATAACAACTTGGCAGTCAATTTATAAACTTCCCAGAAAGTATTTTGAGAGATTCTCTGTGATAATCGGGGATGAAGCTCATCAATTTAAATCAAAGTCATTAATATCTATAATGACTAAACTTGATAACGTTAAGTATCGTTACGGATTCACAGGTACATTGGACGGAAGTGAGACTCATAAATGGGTTCTTGAGGGATTGTTCGGACCTTCCTATAAGATCATTAAAACTGACGAGCTCATGAAGAAAGGGCATTTGGCTAAACTGGATATCAATGTGCTTCTATTGAAACACCCACCGAATAAATTTGAAACTTTTGAAGAAGAAGTTCAATATATTATTAGTCATACAAAGAGAAATAACTTCATCAAAAACCTTGCACTCGATCTCAAAGGTAATACTTTAATACTCTTTGCAAGAGTTGAGAAGCACGGAGAACCTCTTTACAACTTGATAAATAGTAACAACATTATTGAAAATCGAAATGTCTTTTTTATTCATGGTGGAGTGGAAACCGAAGACAGAGAAAAAGTTCGAGAAATCACTGAAAAAGAGAATAATGCTATTATCGTTGCCTCGTACGGGACTTTTTCCACTGGGATTAATATCAAAAATTTACACAATGTAATTTTTGCATCCCCGTCTAAATCAAGAATAAGAAATCTTCAATCAATTGGAAGAGTTCTTCGTAAAGGTAATCAAAAGACAAGAGCTACCTTATATGATATTGCTGATGATATTAGTTATAAATCTCGAAAAAATTATACCCTTAATCACTTAATTGAAAGAATTAAAATTTACAATGAAGAAAATTTTGATTATGATATAGTCAACATACCTCTTAAAAAATAATGGAAGATGAATTTTACGCAATTATTAAACTAGTTTCGGGAGAAGAAATCTTCTCATTAGTTCTTGTGGACAATTATCAAGATGAAAATACTGTGATTGCTCTTCAAAATCCTGTCATGATGTGGTCAAATGTAACTCCAAATGGAACTTTTATAAAAGTTAAACCTTGGATGGAATTGACTGATGAAGATATTTTTATGATTCATCTTGATAAAGTAATTACTATGACAGAATCAAAAGATAAAAAATTAATTAATTTATATAATCATTATATAAATGAAGATGATAATAAAATTTTTAATATTGATGGTAAAACAAAACCAAATTATGAAATGGGTTATATTTCTACAGTTGATGAAGCTCGTGAAAAACTTGAAAAAGTATTTAAACTTAATCAAGAGACTTAGATACCTTATATCCCTTTCAACCTCTACAAAGGTTATTGTACACATATTTACATGACTTGTCAAGTATCAAAAATATGTTATAATATTAATATGAAAAAAGATAAAACGTTATGCCTAGAAAAAAGTCCGAACACTATGTAAATAATAAGGAACTACTACAGGCTATAACTGTTTATAGAGGTAAGGCATTACTTGCAAAAGCAGCATATCTTAAGAAGCATGGTATAGATCCACCCAAGTCAGGACCATGGGAGGGTAAACCACCCATATCAAATTATCTTGGTTCTTGTTTCTTAAAGATCGCAACTCATTTGTCGTATAAACCGAACTTTGTAAATTATATGTTTCGTGAGGATATGATTTCTGATGGTATTGAAAATTGTGTTCAATACATACATAACTTTGATCCTGAGAAATCTAAGAATCCTTTTGCTTATTTTACACAGGTGATACATTATGCTTTCCTTAGAAGAATCCAAAAAGAAAAGAAACAATTAGATATTAAAACAAAGATTATTGAAAGAAGTGGATTTGATGAAGTTATGGCAGTTGACGAAAATGCAATGTCAGGAACTAGTTCTGATTTTAATACTATTAAAGATAATATTCAGTACCGTAATAATAATCGATGAAAGTTGCTATAATTACAGATACCCACTACGGTGCACGTAAGGGGTCTACATCTCTTCATGAGTATTTTCAGTTATTCTATGATAACGTATTCTTTCCTACCTTAGAAAAGGAAGGTATAGACACCATAATTCATATGGGAGATATATTTGATAGTCGTAAATCAATCGATTATCAGAGTTTAGAGTGGTCAAAGAAAGTTGTCTTTGAACCAATGAGAAAGTATAAAGTGTATGCAATTACTGGAAATCATGATTGTTACTACAAAAATACTAATTATGTAAACTCACCAGAACTTTTGTTAAACGACTATTCAAACATATTAACTTTTTCGAAAGCAACTGAAATTAATGTAGATGGATTAGATATTCTCCTTTTACCTTGGATTAATTCTGAAAATTATGAGCATACAACTAATCTAATCAATGAAACCAAAAGTAAGATAGCAATGGGACATTTAGAATTAAATGGATTTAGAGCTACTCGTGGTCATACGATGGAGAATGGAATGGATGTTGATATACTTGATAAGTTTGATGCAGTTTATTCTGGACATTTTCATACTCGTTCAACCAATGGTAAAATACATTATCTAGGTAATCCATACGAAATGTATTGGAATGATGTGAATGATACAAGAGGGTTTCATATTTTTGATACGGATACCCTTACTCATACTCCAGTTAATAATCCTTATAAATTATTCTATAATGTATATTATGAAGATACTAATTATAAATTATTTAATACGACTGAATATAAAAATAAAATTGTTAAATTAATTGTTCGTAAAAAATCTGATCCTAAAAACTTTGAAAAATTTATTGATAAACTTTATTCTTCTGGTATTCAAGATTTAAAAATAATTGAAAACTTTGTTCTAGAGGAAAGTGAAAGTTTTGAAATTGAGGAAGAAGAGAGTACAATCTCAATCTTAAATCGTTATATTGATGAATCTGATATTGAGTTTGATAAAAATATTGTCAAAAATATATTTCAAGATTTGTACAAAGAAGCCTGCGAGGTAGAGTAATGTATCTTCTAACACTTAAAAATAAAAGAGAAGAGGGAGTATATGCTGTTGACGATCAGTATGGAAATCTTGTGCTATTTTTATTTGAAGAGGAAGATGATGCAACTCGATATGCTATGATGCTGCAAGAAGATGAAAACAAAGAAATGGTTGTTGTTGAAATAGATGATGACCTTGCATTAAAAACATGCAAAGCTCACAATTATAAGTATGCCGTAATTACTCCTGATGATATTATTATTCCACCAAGACATAAACAATGATAACTTTTAAAACTATAAAATGGAAAAATTTTCTTTCAACTGGTGATCACTGGAACGAAATTGATTTCTTAGAAAAGAATACAAATTTGATAATTGGAACGAATGGTTCTGGTAAGTCTACGATGTTAGATGCTCTGACCTTCGCTTTGTTTAATAAACCTTTTCGTAAGATAAACAAATCACAGTTGATGAATACTGTGAATGAAAGAGATTGTCTCGTTGAACTTGAGTTCTCTGTTAATAGTCGTGACTATATTGTTCGAAGAGGGATGAAACCAAATATTTTTGATATTGAAGTGAATGGTAATCAAATGCATCGACAGGCAGATGATCGATCAAATCAAAAAATACTTGAAGAGAATATATTAAAGGTTAATTATAAATCATTTACACAAATTGTTATATTAGGTAGTAGTACATTTGTTCCATTCATGCAGTTGAGTGGATCAAATCGAAGAGATGTGATAGAGGATCTTTTAGATATACGTATTTTTTCGGCAATGAATAGTTTAATTAAAGATAAAATTAGAGTTAAGAAGGAAAAAATTAGGTCTCTTGACTTAAAAAAAGATAATTTGAAAGATAAAATGACGATGCAAAATAATTTTATCAAAGAATTAGAGGAGAGAGGTAAAAGTGATATTACAACCAGTAAAGATAAGATTAATGGTTTAATCACTGAAAATGATAAGTATGTTACAACTAATGAAGCACTTGAGTATGAGGTTTCTGACCTAATAAAGACTCAAGGAAAGATGACAGGTGCAGGTAAAAAGTTACTAAAGCTTAACAATCTAAAGGGTAAATTATCTAATAAGGTAACAACTCTTACCAAAGAACATAAGTTCTTTAAGGATAATGTATCATGCCCTACATGTACCCAACCAATAGAGGAAGAGTTTCGATTAAATAGAATTACTGACGTTCAAACTAAAGCTAAGGAACTCAAGAAAGGTTATAAAGACCTTGAAGAGACTATCAAAAAAGAGCAAGACCGAGAACGTCAGTTTCAACAATTATCAAAGGAGATTACTAAACTCAATAATGAAATTTCTCAAAATAACACTCGTATCTCTTTTAATCAAAGACAGATCAGAGATATTGAATCAGAAATTCAAATTACTACCGAGCAATTTAAAAACAGAAATACTGAGCATGAAAAACTAAAAGAGTTTAAAGACAATCTTAAAAATACAATTGATGAACTTTCGGTTCATCGAGAAGACATAAATCATCACGACTTTGCATATTCCCTACTCAAAGATGATGGTGTCAAAACAAAAATAATTAAAAAATACCTACCATTTATCAATCAACAGGTAAATCGATACCTACAGTTGATGGATTTCTATATCAATTTTACTTTAGATGAAGAGTTTAGAGAGACTGTAAAATCTCCGATTCATGAAGATTTTTCCTATGCATCTTTTAGTGAGGGTGAAAAGATGAGAATTGACTTAGCACTTTTATTTACTTGGAGAGAAGTTGCAAGAGTTAAAAATTCAGTGAATACCAATCTATTAATTATGGATGAGGTCTTTGATTCATCTCTTGATGGTTTTGGAACTGATGAATTTTTAAAGATTATTCGATATATAATAAAGGGAGCAAATATTTTTGTGATATCTCATAAGTCTGACTTAAACGATAAGTTTGAAAATGTGATACAGTTTGATAAAATTAAAGGATTCTCTAAAATAGTAAAGGAATGAACACACCTAACTGGCAGCACCACTCTAAGAAGGAGAAGAAACGAAAACTTAAACCACAAGCTCTACGTTCTGCAAGAGAAAGACGTAGACAGTTATTAAAGTGTCTACTTAACCCTGTTAATCGCAGGGTTTCTTTGTATAATGAAGTATATCAGACAAAGATACAATGACTATCAAGCACGAAATCAAATCACAACTTGCTAAACTACTTGCTACTGAAGATTTAGTTGTAGAGCACAAGAAAGTCGAGACAGCACAGTTTAATGTGCAATCAAGAGTGTTGACCTTACCTATGTGGGAGAACACAACTGATGATGTAATTGATATGTTAGTCAGTCATGAAGTTGGACATGCACTCTATACACCAGACAGAGAATGGTGGAAAGAATATAAGATGAATCCTTCTATCGTGAATATTGTTGAGGATGCTCGTATTGAGAAGTTGATGAAGAGACGTTATGAAGGTATCGCAAAAACATTTTACAAAGGATATACAGAACTACATAAGAAAGATTTCTTCCAAGTTAAGCAAAAAGATATCTCTGAGATGAATCTTCTTGACAGAATCAACCTTCAGTTTAAGATTGGAACACACTACAATATTCCTTTCTCAACAGATGAAATGTTTTATGTTAACAAAGTTTCTTTATGTGAGACATTTGATGAGGTATTAAAAGTATCAAAACAAATATTTGATTATGTATTGGGTGAGATGGAGAAGAAGAAAGAAGAAGAGAAAGAAATGGAAACTGAAAATGCATCTTTCGGTAGTGGAACAGGGGCAGATCTCGAAGATGTGAGAGATGATTGGTATGATGAAGATGGTGATTTGATTGATGAAGATGGTGAAGATGTTGATGCGGAAGAAAACTCTCAACAAGTTAAAACAGAAATGGGTGGAGGTTCGAATACAAATCAAGATATTGATCTATCAGATGAGATTGTATCAGAAACTGCTGAGAGTTTAGAGGAGGCACTTAAGAATCTTGCAAATACTCATGGTAGAGAAAATGTTTATCTTGAATTACCTGAGTTAGATATTGATGAACTTATTATTGATAATAAGGTTATTCACGCATTATGTGAAACAGCAGCATCTGATATACCTGAGAACGATTTGTATTATGGAGCAGATTTTTCATACAGAAAGTTCCTTGATGATACTAAAGCAGATTATGTTAAGTTCAAAAGGTCAGCACAAAAAGAGGTTAACTATCTTGTTAAAGAGTTTGAGTGTAAGAAATCCGCAGGAGCATATGCTCGTGCTACAACAAGTCGCACTGGTGTTCTTGATACAAACAATCTTGTTAATTACAAATTCAGTGAGGACTTATTCAAGAAAGTAACTTTATTACCTGATGGTAAGAATCATGGATTAGTATTCATTCTTGATTGGTCTGGTTCGATGGCGAATGTGATGGAAGATACAATCAAACAGTTATACAATCTTCTATGGTTCTGTAAGAAGGTTCAAATACCATTTGAGGTGTATGCCTTCACATCAAACTTTCCAAGGTCATACAGTCCAGAAGGATACATTGATGCGAAACCACTTTATGAACCAAAGGATGATTTGGTAGCAGTTGATAAGTATTTCAGTTTGATGAATCTCTTTACAAGTAAAGTTCGTGGTAGAGAATTAGATGAGCAAATGTTGAATATTTATCGTATTGTTAAATCATTCAGAGAATATCATTCACAAAGAATCACTCCAATGGGAATGGGATTATCAGGAACTCCATTGAATGAAACTGTGATAGCACTACATCAAATACTTCCTCAGTTCCAGAAACAACATAAGTTAGAGAAAGTAAATTGTGTGATTCTTACTGATGGTGAAGGTAGCACACTTACATATCACAAAACAATACAGAGATCTTGGGAAAGTACTCCATATGTGGGTACTCAATACATCAATGAGGATTGTTTCTTACGCAACCGTAAAACAGGTAAGACATACCAATTGACTGATAACTGGTATAAGTTCACTCCAATTTTTTTAAGAGACATAAGTGATTCATTTCCAAATGTTAACTTCATTGGTATTAGAGTGATGGATAGTCGAGATGCAGGTAGGTTCCTTCGTGCGAATGACTTAGATTGTAACTCTGAAGAATATACAAAGAAGATGAAAATCTTTAAGAAAACAAAATCAGTTGCACTTGAGAATGTCGGATACAAAGTTTACTTTGGTATGTCATCAAAAACATTATCAAGTAATTCTGAATTTGAGGTCGAAGATGATGCAACCAAAGCACAAATTAAAAAGGCATTTACAAAGTCATTGACTGCAAAGAAAATGAATAAACAAATCCTAAGTAGATTTGTAGAATTAATTGCCTAAATATAAAAAAGTGTCTAGTGAAATGAAGACCTATAAAGAGTTCATGCAGGAGAGCAGTCTCTCAAGAATCAAAAGTAAATCTGATAAGGGTGGTATTGCTACAATGTCCGCCTCCAGAGCGGATAAGTCTGCAAAAGAAAATCGTGCAAGAGCAAAGCAATTAGATAGAGATATTCGTGGTAGAGGTTTAGGTGGTGCTACAAAGGTAACTGGTTCATATGTTGAGAAAGACGATAAGACTGGTAAAGAGAAGAGAGTAAAGGAGAGAAGTCATGTTGTCTCCTCTGGAAAGATGGGTAAAAGAAAGTTTAAGAAGACAGTTAAGGCACTTGGTAAAAAGTATGGGCAGGATTCCGTATTGACACAAACGAAAAAAACTGGTACACTATCAGCAACAAGAAAAGGTGGACTTGGTAAATCAAAAAATATAAAACTAGGAAAATTCAAACCACAGGGCAAAAACCCAGAGGGTCAATCTCAAATCAAAGGCAAAACTTTCACATACGGATAATGACTACACCACTTTATGACGACTCCAATTGGAGAGAAGAATACAAAAATTACATAAGTAACAAGATGGAACTTGACTTGCTAGAGAACGGACCTAAGAGTCTATCTCAATCTTGGCATCTTCAAGCACTTTATTCAGATTGGAAAAAAATGAAGGGATATCATAAATTAGATCCAAAAGAAAATAAGGGTCAATTACAATCATCTATGAATGAATTTTTTCAAAGTCAAAAAGATCAGGGAATATAAACCAGTTAAAAAAGTGGCACATCCGTTATAGATATTATAACTGGGTGGATTATAATAGGTGTAACGAAACAAATTACATCATGACTTACGTGCCCTTCCAACTTAAAATGACTAAAGATCAAGTTATTACAAAACTTCGTGATCTATATGGTTCTGAAGTTACAACTCCAGACATTAAAGCATTCTGTGCGATGAATGATATTGCATATGCAACAGTAACAAGAAAACTTGCAGAGTTCAAGGTTTCAAAAGGTAAGTGGAATCTTGAAGTTACTCAAGAAAAAGTTGAGCAAATTGAAAGAACATTTCAAGCACCTGCAGCAGAAGAGAAAAGAAATCTCATTCCAAATGTAGACAAAACATTTGTTCCTTTTGGTGGTTTTGCTGACCTGAAAAAGATTGTTAAATCAAATTTATTCTATCCCACATTTATTACAGGTTTGTCTGGTAACGGAAAGACATTCGGAGTAGAGCAAGCATGTGCTCAACTTAATCGTGAACTTGTCCGTGTAAACATTACTATCGAAACAGATGAAGATGATCTTATTGGTGGTTTCCGTCTTGTTAACGGTGAAACCGTATGGCACAATGGCCCAGTCATTGAAGCACTCGAACGAGGAGCAATCTTGTTACTTGACGAAATCGACCTTGCCTCTAACAAGATCCTCTGCCTTCAGAGCATCCTTGAGGGAACTGGTATTTTCCTTAAAAAAATTGGAAAATTCGTTAGACCCAAATCAGGATTCAACGTTATCGCAACCGCAAATACTAAGGGTAGAGGTTCAGACGACGGAAGATTTATTGGAACTAACGTGCTCAACGAAGCCTTCCTTGAAAGATTCCCAGTCACCTTCGAGCAGTCCTACCCCTCAGTAAAGATTGAAGAGAAGATGTTACGTCTTCATGCTGAGAATGTTGGATGTAAAGATGAGGCATTCCTTAAGAAACTTGTTGATTGGGCAGACATCATTCGTAAAACATTCTATGATGGTGGTATCGAAGATATTATCAGCACACGTAGACTTGTTCACATTGTTCGTGCCTATAGTATCTTCAATGATAAAGCAAAAGCAATGCAGGTATGTATCAATCGTTTTGATGATGAGACCAAGCAATCATTCATGGAATTATATGACAAGGTAGATGCTGATTTTAATTTACCAGTTGACGAGTCATAGTATCTTTGATATAATATGGGGAGAGAAATCTCCCTTATGACTAATGCATGGAGTTTAGCAGCATCTATTTTAGATGGAACATTTGATGAGGATTATCCAATTATGAAGAAAAAAGAAGTAGATGAAAAAACAGGATTGTGGAAAGAACCAGATCCAGTAGAACATTCAGATTATTATTACGATTACAAACGTAATGATCCAAATAGAGAGAATCCTTTTACTGATCCTGCAGATCGAGCAAGAGCAGAAAGAGTAGTTGGTAATATTGATAAGGATTTGGAATCTATCAAAAAATCTGGTGGATTTGAGTGGACACCTGGTTCACCTTGGCCACCATCTGAATTTGGTATTAGACAAGATGATGGACTTGATTATGAAGAAGATTACCACACAACAAAAATGGATTACGAACCACAAAAAAATCATCAATACAAGTATCATGAAGAAGAAATTCTAAAAGATATTGAAGAGTATGTTTCTTCAACATATCAAGGACACTATACAGGAACAAAACATGAGTTTCGTAAAGTGCAAACTATCGACTTGATGGCAGCAAGAGATATTGCAGCACAATTTTGTCAAGCAAACATACTAAAATATGGAAGTCGTTATGGAAGTAAAGATGGAAGAAATAAGAAAGACTTGTTAAAAGTCATACACTATGCTATGCTATTAGCACACTTTGATGGTCACTATGGAGAACCCTCTATGCCATCTGGAAATTTTGACCAAATGCCTTAATGATGAAATTATTTGATTCTATGAAATTAACTGACAGCACACTTACCGTACTTAAAAACTTCGCAGGTATTAACAATTCAATACTTGTTAAACAAGGTAGTAAACTTCGCACAATATCTGTAGCTAAAAATATTTTAGCAGAGGCAGATATCTCGGAAGATTTTCCAAAAGACGTTGCAATATATGATCTCAATCAATTCTTAAATGGATTGAGTTTACACCAAGATCCTAATTTAGATTTTAGTGAAGATTCTTATCTTACAATTCGTGAAGGGAAGAGAAGAGTAAAATATTTTTACGCAGACCCACAGGTAATTATTTCTCCACCAGAAAAAGAAATTAATTTACCCACTGAAGATGTTTGTTTTCAATTAGAAAGTGTTACTTTGGAAAAATTATTGAAGGCAGCAGCAGTGTATCAATTACCAGATTTAGCAGCAGTTGGTGAAGCAGGTGTTGTTAAATTAGTTGTAAGAGATAAAAAGAATGATACATCGAATGAATTTGCAGTTGTTGTAGGTGAAACTGATGCAGAGTTTACTTTAAACTTTAAGGTTGAGAATATTAAAATAATACCTGGTGCATACGATGTTGTCATATCATCCAAACTACTTGCAAAATTTACTAATTCGAGTTATAATCTTGTTTACTACATAGCATTAGAACCAGATTCTACTTTTGGGTAATGAAGTATCATTTGTACGATGAAAATGAAAGACATCAAGGTCGTTTTGATTCTATTGAACAACTAAGAAATTTTTTATGTGATCGTAAATATGATATTAATTGTGATAAAGATATAGGATGTACATTTGATTACATTAAATCTATTAAATGGTACTTTGAAATAGAAGAATGAATAACATAGGATTAGAAGTTGTCTTTTGGACAGTATTATCAGTTTATCTCCTAGCAAAATTAGGAGTGTTTAAAAAATGAACTATTCTCTTACTGAGGATGAATGGGAGTGTGTAAGGGTATGTGTCTCAAACGCACCCATACCTTATGATATTACTCTCAAGAAAATACCTGGTGATATCTTAGCAAAGATAGGACAACCAAAACCACGTAAGGGTGAAGCATTAGAGATCCCTTACTATGATTTGACACCTTATGGAATTGAACCTTTAACATGAAACTTACTCAAGAACTGATTGACAAAATTCAAGAAGCTATGCTTCACACTAATTTAAAAGGTGAAATAAACTGGAAAGACGGTGATGATATAGAAGTTAATCTTGCAGGAACTTTTGCAAAAGATAAATTTATTGTAATTAAAAATAAAACTAAGGATCCTGTTGTAAGTGCTTTACCACATCCAAGATACGATTACGAAAAGAAGGAGTGGAAGAAAGATGAAGAAGTATAAAGTAAGAATTTATATTAGACTAAGAGAATCAGTATCTGACGCAGCAGGAAATGCTGTGAAGGCAAACTGCAATAAGGTTGCACCTGATATTAAAGTAGAAAAATTGAGAATCAATAAAATTATTGAAATGTTAATTGGAGCAGAGAGTGAAGAGAAAGCAAGAGAACAATTAGATTTATTAAGTGATAGATTATTTGCGAATATTGTAATTGAAGATTGGGAATATGATCTACTAGAAGTAACTGAGCATTTCCCTGACTCATCGTTTTAATGACAGAATCAAAAAGAACACCACTATATGAATCTGCAATAAAATCAGGAGGAAAGATGGTTCCTTTCTCTGGATGGGAAATGGCAGTTCAGTTTGAGGGTTTAATTAAAGAACATAAAACAGTTAGAGAATCTTGTGGGATGTTTGATATATCTCATATGGGTTCTTTAAGATTAATTGGAGAGAATGTAAAAGATAAATTACAATACTTAGTCCCTACTGACTTGAGTAGATTAACAGTTGGTAAGGCTTGTTATAGTGTATTGATGAATGATGAAGGTGGTATTCGTGATGATTTAATCATCTATGATCGTGGAGATAATGAAGTTGTTCTTGTAATTAATGCTGCTTGTTTAGAATCAGATACCGAATGGATTAAAAGTCAATTGGAACCAGATATTGAAGTTATTGATTATAAAAATGGTGGTGTATTTCTAGCAGTACAAGGAAAAGATGCGATTGATATTTTAGAAAAAAGTTTAGATGTAAAATTTAATCTACCAACAAGATTTAGTCATCAAGTAATTAACATTTTTGATGATGAAGCATTTGTTGCTCGTACAGGTTATACTGGAGAAGATGGTGTTGAAATACTAATACCCACAGAATCAGGAATTAAGTTGTGGGATAAATTATTAGAGAATGGTGTTGCACCATGTGGATTAGGTTGTCGTGATACTCTTCGTTTAGAAGCAGGTATGCATCTTTATGGAAGTGAAATGGATACGACTACAACTCCGTATGAAGCATCATTAGGGTGGATAGTAAATGCTCAAAAACCTTACATTGGTAAGAGCATTTTAGAGGAACAAAAGAAAAATGGTATTGATAAAAAATTAGTCGCAATCACTCTTACAAAAAGAAATATTGCAAGGCATGATTATCCAATAATTGACAATGATGTTATCATAGGAAAAGTTACAAGTGGAACTTGGTCTCCAAGTTTATCAATACCAATCGCACTTGCATATGTTCCAACTAAATTATCTAAAGTTGGTTCAAAAATGTATGTTAAGATTCGTGGAAAATTAGAACAAGCAACAGTCGTAAAAAAACCTTTCTACTAATATGTCAGAATTTATCCAAAGACACATAGGTCTTACACTAGAAGAACAATCTAAAATGTTAGATGATTTAGGTGTATCTACTATTGATGAACTTGTAAGACAAATTGTACCAGATTCAATATTACTTCGTGGTGATGATGACCTACCAGAACCTTGTAGTGAACAACAGGCACTGGAAGAATTAAAAGAGATTGCAAACCACAACGTTGTTAAAAGAAGTCTTATTGGGCAAGGATATTATGGAACGATTACTCCACCAGTAATTCAAAGAAATGTATTTGAAAATCCTGCATGGTATACATCTTATACACCATATCAAGCAGAGATATCACAAGGTAGATTAGAAGCATTATTTAATTATCAAACACTGATTACAGAACTGACTGGATTACCAGTTGCAAATGCATCTTTATTAGATGAAGGAACTGCAGCAGCAGAGGCAATGTTACTTGCTCATAGCACATCTAAAAAGGATACATTTTTAGTTGATAGTGAAGTATTTCCACAAACACTTGCAGTATTACAAACAAGAGCAGAACCACTAGGAATTAAAATAAAATTACTTGATTGGCATACTGTAGCAACATTAGAAGATTTTGAAAATGCTTTTGGATTGTTGGTTCAGTTACCAAATAATATGGGAAGACTTCGTGATCCAAGTGCACTTCTTCGTATCGCAGAGGTGCATAAGTGTATGAAGATTGCAGTGGTAGATCCTTTATGTCAAGTGCTTATGCAACCTGTGGGTGAAATGGGATTTGATATTGCAGTTGGTAGCATGCAGAGGTTTGGTATTCCTATGGGTTTTGGAGGACCTCATGCAGCATTTTTTGCAACCACTGACAAATATAAACGTAAAATTCCTGGACGTATTGTAGGGCAGTCTCTAGACTCCCAAGGTAATAAAGCATTACGGCTAGCATTGCAAACAAGGGAACAACACATAAGACGAGACAAAGCAACGTCCAATATATGCACTGCTCAAGCACTCCTCGCAAATATGGC